ATGAATGCCAGTGGCATGGGCGACATGGCGTTTGAATTAGTTAAAGCAAATGACATAAAAGTTATGCAAAAATTCTTATCACAAATGCCTGTGCAATTCACAGTAGATGACCTCAAATTAAACAAAGGTATTCAAGTTTGGCATCTAGTTCAACAAAACAAAACAGTACATTAAACATTCCATAAATATGTACTATGCAAATAGTACATCATCATAACTGGTACAGAGACTTTTTAGAAGACATGGCCCGCAGAGGCCCAACACATCTTAGAGACGCCAGTCAACATTGTCCAATAGACAATACTATCAATAGTTTTACACACTTCTACGGGGATAAAAGTTTTATCAAACCTAGAGATCAAATTGACGAATCTAAAGGATTCTTTTACCTAATCAGTATTGATTGTTGCGATGATGACAGTATAGCAGAATTAGTATATCATGGAAGAGAATTAATAAATCAAAAATTAGTTAGACCTTATATCACACAAGAAGCAATAGATGATTTAAATAACTTTCACAACTGCGGATTAATTATTGAAAACGCGGCAGAAGGTCATGCCAGTGATAAATTATTTGATGCTTTGCATGTGTTAGTTAGTCAAGTTGGTATACCATTTGAAAAAACTTATTACACCAACAGCACACAAAATCTAAGAGATATGTATGACAGATACTTGCTCAATAAACCTTATGCAACCATAGACAAAATCAAAATGTTTAACTGCGGTGGCTGGAATGAGTTAGTGTGTCAGCAAATGTTAGATGATAATTATCAAATAGAAAAAAATGAAGACATGTGCGAGTTTAGAGCAGAGCCACTAGTGGATGCAAATGAAAATTGGAGTTTGTCTGTGGAATGCTCAAAACAACTAGAGCATATCAGAGAAGATGCTAATAAACCGCATTTATTTTTGTATAAACACATGAATGCAAAGCGAGGCTTTAGGACTTTGTTTTTAGCATTACTTCATAAAGAGCATCTACTAGATAATAATTTATACAGCACACCTGAAGAGTGGCGGGGTACGCAGAGTAGTGCTGTAAAATATATCAATTCTATAACATGGGACAGAAATTGGGCAGAAGGTTTTGAAGAATTATATCCCGTATTATTAAATATCAAAGGCAAAATACCTACATATATTGACAGAGAACATAATCACTTGGACTTTGACCCTAACACAAATTTCAGCAGTGACAATCACATGTACTACAATGCTAGGCGTAATTGTGATATTGAGATTGTAGGCGAAAGCGAATTTGAAGGTTCTATATTTTTAACAGAGAAGTTTCTCAAAGCAATAATATTTAAACAACCATTTATGATTTTAGGTTCGCCTAACAGTTGGACTAAGATTAAAGAAATGGGATATATTTCATATGAACCTTACATCAAAGAATCATATGATAAAAACGAAGATGAACTCCAACGCATGAATGAAATGATACAAGAAATAAAACGTTTAAGAGATTTAAAACGTGATAAACAAGCATGGAGAAACTGGTTAGAAGGTATCAATAGAATTGCTGTACAGAATTATAATATATATTTAAATAATTTAATACGTCGTGTGAGAATGACAACACTAGATGATTATGTAGCAGGTACTGGAGAATTAGTAATTCCATCACAAGAGATTGGCGATTAAAGATAAATACATATATGCGTATAAAAGAGGTTGACAAAAACATAGATTCGTTCTATAATAACATCAATGAAACAGTAGCAGGTGCTATTGGTGGTGTTGCGATGCCTCTATTTAAAGAACCAATCAAACGCAAGCCTAGTAAAAAGAAGAAGAAAAAGAAAAATGCGTAGCATAGACAGTAAATACGGATTAACATACATAATGGGCGATGAGATCTCATTTTGTGAAACATTAAAAGAGTTTGGAACATATTACAAAAGCAAAATGAATGAAAGACAGGTTCAAATTGCTGAAGATTTAAGAAAAAGAGAGATAATTAAACTAGTAAAACTCAAAGATGGACAAACCGGATATAAACTCTATGCATCAACTAAACGAATCTGATTTAAAAACTCAGTTGCAAGACATCCTAAGTGGTATCATTTCCACACTAGATATCTATGAAGTAATAGATAATGGTGATGCATATGATATTGTAAACTTAAAAAACAATGACATTGTTGTTGAAAATATACATCTCAGTGTTGTTGCAGATATTGTATCCGCGGCTATGAATACAGGCGAAGAATTAAACATTTCTACTGTTGATAAAATACTAGAAACCGAAAGATACGCAGTATCCAAAATGGTTGAAGTAAAAATTTACGAAGAATTATCCGATAATGCTTCAAGTGTAGACAAATTAGCAATATATGAGACAAAATTAACTGAAGCAGAGCACAAATCACAGAACGCAATCAATAATTTACTACATTATTGTCAACTGTTAATCTCCATATAATTATACTTCTTTGATAAATATAACTATTAGAAGGGACTACTATGGAAGTAAAACAATTAAATTCAGATAACTTAACTAGATTAGGTAAATTACAGAATTACCTAACAGAAAATTATGACATCAACGTCAAGAAAGTTTTACCTAAGCAGAAGTTAGAACAAGCATATCAAAATGTTGAAAAAAGACTTGTAAATTTAAGAAATAAAAGCAACAAGTTTCAACAAGATCCTAACTATGGTATGAACATCATGGTTAGAGATGCATTAGGCATTATGATAAACGAAGGACTATACTACGAAGGTGATACATATCGAAAACTAATGGACGAACTGCATGAATACGGTTGCTCATTAGCAGAAAGCGGTGATGATTACGATACTATTATGGACAGTTGCAGTAAGAAATATGAGGCCATGCCTGCTAGATATCCTAAAGATATGATACTAGCCGCTATTGCTGAAAAACTTATGCCCATGTTCGATGGCACTATGGCTGTAGAAGATGCAGTTGGCGAAGACATTGAAGACGAAATACTAGACGTTATTGACGAACCAGAAGTAAAAATTGATGTAGACAATTCAGAAGATACCCCTTCAAACTTTGAGTCTGCAACAGAAGAAATGTTAGCAGGATTAATAGGCGATCATTTAAGCAAAGGCGATTGGAGAGAATACACACTAGGCGAATTATTTGCAGAGTTAGAAAGTGTAGATATAGAAAAAGCAAACAAGGTGGAAAAAATGGCAAAAAAATATGGAATTACAGACTTGAAGGAAATGAAAGATTTTGAATCTTTCTTAGATACTTTAGTAAGCGAAATGGTTTCAGAAGAAACTATTACTGAAGAAATATCAGGTACTAGTGTTGAAGAAGCAGAAGTTGTTATGGCGGCAAGAGCATTAAGTAACGACATTCAAGATCACATTGAAAGAATTGGTAGAATGGCAAATGAGGATATACCGTCAATTGCTGACTCAATGGCACATGAATTTGGTGCTCAGAAAGCCGCAGATTTCAAAAATCAAATGGAAGATTTACTAGGTTCGTTATTAGATGCAAACAAAAGTTCTAAAGAAGGAGTTGATGCACTTATTGGTACAATGACTGGCGAAGAGTCAGCCGCACCAATGCCAGCAGAAGATCCACTAGGCGGTGACATGATGGAACCAGCAATGGATGAACCAGTAGATGATTTTGCTGGTGCAGACGCAGAAGCAGGTCCTGAAGAAGAACCACTAGGTAGAGCAGAAAAGATTTAATCATGAGGTTTACGGACTTTGCACTCACAGAATCTGACATGAACGACGTCACGTCAGATGTTGAAGAACTAGTTATAAACAAAATACAAAGTGGTGTGCAGTCTGCAAGTCTTGATTCATTTGTAGAAGAAGTAAACAAGTTAGGGATTCCGATCTCAAAAGCAATGCTAAGACTTATACTAGAATCTGATGAGTTCCAGTCATTAGTTACAAACGTATCTGATTCAGAAATTGAATTCAATGTTCCAGGTAATGTACCAGACGAGATGGTACCAGAACCAGAGGATATGGAAAACAACGTATCCAACTTAGCAACATCGGCCGCTAACAAAGGTATAGGAGACGAATTAAATGTCTGATAGTATTTTTATAAACGCAACCGAGGCTCGTAGAAGAAGTCGCGATAGTGTTGTTATACTAAACGAAGTTAGAGCACTTGAGGCTAACGTACTTGCAAATATCAGTGCAGGGTCACTTCAATTACTACAATCAACAGGAACTACAATGACTGGTAATACTTCTTATTACCAAGCCTACAACGGCATAACATCTAACACCACAATCACTGACCAAATTAATACGGTCAAAAAACATTTCACTGACAAAGGATATTCGGTAAATATTAGCACTAACGCATCAACCGGAAATACAATTCAGTGGACAATCAAGTGGTAACAGAAAGCCTTTTAGAAAACAAATACAACTACCCCAAACTAAAAAGAGTAACAGCAAAATCAGGACAACGCCAATACACAGGCGATGACAATAATCCTGTACCTAGTGTTACCACTATCCTTTCAGACACCGGAGATAAGACTGCTCTTATTGCCTGGCGTAAACGTGTAGGAGAAGCAGAAGCAACTCGTATCAGTACAGAAGCCGCAGGACTTGGTACTAAAGTACATAATGCTTTAGAAAAATATATTCTTGGTGAAGAGTGGAACACCTTTGGTAATAACCATGTCAGTATATTAGCAGAATCAATGACAACCGAGATGGTTAATAACGGACTAACAAAAATAGATGAATTGTGGGGCGTAGAAGTAGCCTTAATTGCAAAAGGATTGTATGCAGGAACTTCAGATGCAATTGGCATGTATGAGGGCGAAGAGGCAATTATAGATTTCAAAACTGCAAAAAAGATCAAAAAACGTGAGTGGATCGAAGACTACTTTTTGCAAGGGTGTGCATACGCATTAGCACACAATGAAATGTTTGAAACAAAGATAAAAAAAGTAGTCATACTTATGGTCGACAGAGAATCTAAGTTTAAAGAATTTATAATTGAAGGCGAAGAATTCGATAAGTACTGTGGTAAATGGGCCGAAAGATTGGCTGACTACTACGGAAAAGTCGATGCAAAAAAAGATTAATATAAGTTTAGTTCAGCCGGGGTTCGACGTAGGTCCGACTCATATGAACATTTACTACTTTCCTTACACAGTTGGTCTACTGTGGGCATACGCAAAGCAAAATAAATTAATTGAAAGTAATTTTACTGTAAATTCTATAATCTTTAGCAGAACACCTTACAAAGAAAATCTGAAGCAAATTAAAAAAAGTAAAATAGTGTTCTTTAGTGCCTATGTATGGAACTGGGAGATGTCTTTAAAACTAGCAGAAGATTTAAAAAAACATGATCCAGAAATTTTAACTGTATTTGGAGGGCCACAATTACCTCATACACAAGACGATTTATTTTTGAAGTTTCCTCAAATTGATACTGTAGTTGTAGGCGAAGGGGAACAAGTTTTTGAAGAAATTTTACTAGCATATTTAGAAAATAAAAAAATTGATAAAGTTATTAAAGCAGAAAGAATCAAAGATTTAAAATTACCTAGTCCTTATTTAGAAGGCATCTTTGATAAAATCATAGAGGAAAATCCAGATGTACAATGGAACCCAACATTAGAAATTGATAGAGGATGTCCTTATAAATGTACCTTCTGTGACTGGGGCGGACTAACAAACGCCAAAGTATATAAATTTGAATTAGATAGAGTGTTTGCTGAGATCGAATGGTTTAGCAAACATAATTGCGACTTTATTTCTTGTACAGCGGCAAATTTTGGTATATTCAAAGAAAGAGATATGCTTATAGCAAAAAAACTTGTAGACGAGCATTCTAAGAATAAAGTTATTAAAAAATTTCAGTGTAGTTACGCAAAAAACAGTAATGCTGAAGTAGTTGAGATTATCAAAGTATTAAATGAGGGAGGTGTAAATGCACAGTTCATAATAAGTTTACAATCATTTACTGACGAAGTATTAAAAAATATTGAACGTAAAAATATGGACATGGATAAAATTCCTACACTAACATCTTTTGCAAATCAAAATCATTTGCCTGTAGGAACTGAACTAATTTTAGGTCTGCCTGGCGAAACTTTTGAAACATGGAAATACACAATGGGCGAATTATATGAAAAAGGATTTCATAATTCTATAGATATTTTCTCGCTACTAATTATTGAAAATGCACCACTTAATTTTCAAAGACAAATGTTTGGATTTGAAACATTCTCTGCAAATGATATGGTAGTTGACTGTACAAATTTCGAAGATATTTCATTAGGTACGTCAGAAAAATTGCAAGTAATGAAATCAAATAACTCTATGAGTCAAGATGATTTAATAAAATCTTACTGCTACTCGAGCCAAGTAGTTGCTTTGCATACAATGGGAATAAGCGATATAATCTCCATTTACTTAAACAAATCAAAAGGAGTAACGTATCAAAATTTTTACGAAGGCGCAATAGAATACTTAGAAAAAGATTTTGAGTTATGGACATCTGAATTAAAATCTAGTATGTATAATTGGCATAACACAGGTATATACGACTCAAGTGTAGGCAACGTCAAAATATATAGTTGGGCAATTCCGTATATTATACCTATGCAAGTACACTATAATCAAAAAGTACCATACTTTATAGATCGAATAGCAAACTATGTAAGTACAAATTGGGATATAGATAGTGAAATCGTAGATGATTATAAAACAATTTCTCTCAATAGGGTAAAGTACTGGGGTAACTATATACACGAACAAAAAGTAATTAGTACAAAAACAAATCTATATGACTACACATTTAATAACCAAGATAAAATAATTTTTGAAGAACAAAAGTACACAGTAGATGACCAATATTATAGAGAGTACGGTAAAAATATTGTTGAACACACGGAATATATACTTTATGGAAGACAACGTAGATGGCATCTCCACAAAGTAAACAAAAAAGATAAATAGTTGTATGGCAGACAAAGAAATAATCATATCGCGAATGCAACAAAGACGAGGTAATCGTATAGATTTGCCTCAACCTTTACGACCAGGTGAAGTTGCATTAGCATCAGACAGCAAAGAAGTTTTTATAGGCTTAGATCCTGAGATAGGCGTAACGGCTCAAAATGCAAATGCTGTGTCTATTAATAATATCACAAACGGATTTACATACGCAAACTCTTACTTGAATAATAATTTTGTAAGACTGATAATGCCTAGTAAAAGATTTCCAGTAAGCACATTTGATGGCACATCAAATAATACAACATTTACTGTACAAGACAACAGCGGTCAAGCACATGGTCAACGTGTATTTAATGCCAGTATTACTACAGGTAATATTAAAAATGTATTTGACGGTAATGCATTTGAATCAACAGATTTTACAGGTGCTAAAAATGGAGTAGCATTAAGTACTAATGCAACAAGAACAGCGGCCAACTTGCTTAACAACGAATTTTTTGTATCTTCGCCAACTGCAAATAGCACAAACACAACTGTGACATTTGGTAGCAATCCAACAGGCACAGATGACATTACTTTAAATTATTACAGTAATGTAGATATTATTAGTGCATTTAATGATGCAGGAAATATTGGGTCAACTGCCACAGTAGGTTTTTACGATGATAAAAATGTTGCAAGTTACAGACACTTTAATAATGCATATATCAGATCAGATTATGAAGTAGGAACAGCATTTGTAGGTTTAGAAAACAAACATGTAGAAGTATTTGCTGAATCTGGTAATATAAGTGCATCTATATCGGGATTAACAGATATCAAGATTACCAATACAAGTACAGCCACAGAAACTACTGTGGATCTATCAAGTGCAACATCATTGCAAGAGGTAGTAAATGCAGTTAATAATGCAAATATATTTGCAACTGCAACATTTATATCAAGTTCTAATTGGTATATATCTGCCGACGAAGAATTTTCAATAGATTATACTGATACATCAGATGAAGGCGACCTATTAATATCAATAGATTCATACACTAGAGCGGCTAATTCTATTAAAGGCCAATTAGAAGACTGGTTACACGGCTCCTTAGGTGATCCAACATTTAATATGTTTGTTGCCGCAGAAGTAGGGAACAAATTTAATAGTGGTGCATCTAGAATAAGTAAATTTACACCATCAACCAGCAGTGAAACACTTACTATTACACTAACTGGTAATCAAGAAGCAGAAAACTTTTCAACAATAACAAATAAAATATTTGGTGCCAGTGCAAATGCAGATATTACTGGTTTAACAAATGTTAAAACAAATCAAAGATTATTAACACAAGACGACTATGCTGTATTGCTAACTGGTTCTGCAAATTCATTATTTGAAGCAATAACAAAATTATGTCCAGCAAGTGTAACAACTGGCATTGTGTCATTTGGCATAGCAGATGTAGATAGTGCTATAGTGGAGTATTCAGTTAAATCAACTGGTGGTGCATCAGGTGATGGATACAGTAGAACAGGAACGTTACATATAACAGGGGATTCTAATATAGGTGATGCATCTGTAAATGATACCGGTACAATATTATCAAACAACTATACAGGACTATTTGACTTTGAAGTTAGTTACAATAGTGGTACGTCAACTATAACTTTATCGGGTGCAAACTCTTTAACTGATGGTACTCCAAGAGATGCAACAGTAAAATACCTAGTCAGAAAATGGTTGGGATAATTGCTTGACCAAATAGCAAATCCTCAGCAACGATTATCTATATGGCGAGAATATAAAAATGGTCGCCCAGCACTAGAAAATGTGTTACAATACATCAATTGTATAAATCCAATAAGTAGAACATTTGATTATTACACTCCCGGTCATTGGCCCACACCTTGGGAAATATTAGATCAAGGTTTGTTTTGTGTAAGTGGTAAAGCAATTTTATTATACCATACACTAGCACAATTAGGATATATAGATACAAAAAATGTTAGATGGATTGTAGCAGAAAATAAAGAAATTTTTGAAGAAGGACTTGTGTTTTTTGACGGAGTATGTTATTATAACATTTTACCGAATACAAGTGTAAATATTCAAAATTTTGATAATTACATAACAGTTAGAGAAATTATTAGACAGGAAAAACTCACAAAGATTCATGAAAGTTACAAAGAGAGACGGCACTAGAGAAGACCTAAATATCGACAAATTACACAAGGTTGTGATGTATGCAGTAGAAGACCTTACTGGCGTTAGTGCATCACAAGTCGAAATCAATAGCCAAATACAATTCTACGATGGCATTAACTCAACTGATATACAAGAAACATTAATTAAAAGTACAGCAGATCTTATATCAGAAGAGACACCAAACTATCAATATGTAGCAGGTAGATTAATCAACTATCATTTGCGTAAGCAAGTGTATGGCACATTTGAGCCACCGTGTTTGTGCGACATAGTACAAAAAAACATTGATGATGGCTTCTATGATTCAGAGTTCACAGACCTCTACACCAAAGACGAAATAAACCAATTACAGACTTATATCAAGCATGAACGTGACGAAGATTTAACGTATGCGGCTATGGAACAATTCCGTGGTAAGTACCTAGTACAAAATAGAAGTACTGGACAAATTTACGAAACACCACAAGTAGCATATATGATGATTGCGGCTACATTGTTCAGTAAGTATCCTGCTAAGAAAAGAATGGCGTATGTGAAAGCATACTACGATGCTATCAGCACTTTTAGAATTTCCTTGCCTACGCCTGTTATGGCTGGTGTGCGTACACCACAAAGACAGTTTAGTAGTTGTGTGCTTATTGAGACTGATGACAGTTTGGATAGTATTAACGCAACGTCTAGTGCTGTAGTCAAGTATGTAAGTCAAAAGGCAGGTATTGGTATAGGTGCCGGCAGTATTAGAGCAATTGGCTCGCCTATTAGGAGTGGAGACGCAACTCACACTGGAGTTATTCCCTTCTATAAACTATTCCAGTCAGCAGTTAAAAGTTGCAGTCAAGGTGGAGTACGTGGTGGAGCGGCTACATTATATTATCCGTTATGGCATTTAGAAGTAGAAGACTTACTAGTGCTAAAGAACAACAAAGGCACAGAAGACAATCGTGTACGTCATATGGACTATGGTGTACAGTTTAATAAACTGATGTATGAAAGGCTCATCAGCGGTGGTAACATCACATTGTTCTCGCCTAAGGATGTACCTGGTTTATATGATGCCTTTTTTGCAGACCAAGACAAATTTAAAGAATTATATGAAGCGGCAGAACGTAAAACAAGTATTAGGAAAAAGACTATTCCTGCTATTGAATTGTTTAGTTCGTTTGTTCAAGAACGTAAAGATACAGGTAGAATTTACTTGATGAACGTTGATCATGCTAACACACATGGTGCATTTATTGAAAGTGTTGCACCTATTAAACAAAGTAATTTGTGTTGCGAAATTGATTTACCCACAAAGCCATTAACACATATTAATGATCCAGATGGAGAAATTAGTCTGTGTACTTTAAGTGCAATTAATTGGGGTGTAATTAAAGACTTTGAAGAAATGAATAAAGTGTGTAAGTTAGCAGTAAGAGGTTTAGATGAACTGCTAGACTATCAAAAGTACCCAGTACTAGCCGCAGAACTCAGCACAATGAAAAGACGTCCACTAGGCATAGGTATAATTAATTTAGCATATTGGATGGCAAAACATGGCATGACATATCAAGAGCCTAATTTAGAATTAATTGACGAGTGGGCAGAAGTATGGAGTTACAGTTTAATTAAAGCCAGTAACAAGTTAGCAATGGAAAAAGGTGCTTGTCCAGGAACCAACGAAACAAAATACGGTTTAGGTATAACACCCAACCAAACATACAAAAAAGATTTAGACGAACTTGTTAAGCACAAAGAAAGACAAAATTGGAAAGAACTTAGAAAGAATTTGAAAGAACATGGTATAAGAAACAGTACATTAATGGCATTAATGCCAGCAGAAACGTCTGCACAGATAAGTAACAGCACGAATGGAATCGAGCCACCACGTGGTTACATCAGCATTAAACAAAGTAAACACGGTGTACTAAAGCAAGTTGTACCAGGCTTTCCATATTATAAAAACAAATATGATCTACTGTGGGATCAAAAGTCACCACAAGGTTATTTAAAAATAATGGCTGTACTTCAAAAGTACATTGACCAGGGTATTTCGGTAAATACTTCTTATAATCCCGAACACTATGAAGATGAAAAAGTACCAATGAGTGTGCTAATTCAGGATCTCCTTATGTTTTATAAGTATGGCGGTAAGCAGTTATATTACAATAACACATACGATGGACAAGGTGAGATAGATATTAACAAAGATGACAAACTACCTGACTTAGAGGCAGGCGAACTAGATGACGAAGATTGCGAGAGTTGTAAAATTTAAATGAGTGTACTTAATACAAAATCAAAATATACAAATAAGAGTAATATGTTCTTGTCTGACGACATGGGTATACAACGATTTGATGTGCTCAAATACAGACAGTTCGATAAACTCACAGAAAAGCAGTTAGGGTTCTTTTGGCGCCCTGAAGAAGTCGATATTACTAAGGATAGTAAAGATTTCAAAGACCTAACAGACTTTGAGCAACACATTTTTACCAGTAATTTAAAAAGACAAATACTGTTAGATAGTGTACAAGGTCGCTCACCTAACTTAGCATTACTGCCAATAGTTAGTTTACCAGAATTAGAAACATGGATTGAAACTTGGGCATTTAGTGAAACAATTCACAGTAAAAGTTATACACATATTATTAGAAATGTTTATCCTGACCCAAGTAAAGTATTTGACGAAATGATGAGCATCAAAGAAATTATTGACTGTTCAGACAGCATCACAGAATACTATGATTCATTAATTGAGTATAACAGACTTAGAGATTCTGGTAGTGCCAAGTATAACGAATACGAACACAAGAAACGTATTTGGATGTGTTTAATGAGTGTAAACATTTTAGAAGGTGTACGTTTTTATGTATCCTTTGCATGTAGTTGGGCATTTGCAGAACTTAAAAAAATGGAAGGCAATGCAAAAATTATCAAACTGATTGCACGTGACGAAAATGTTCACTTAGCAAGTACACAACAAATGCTAAAACTTTTACCACGTGAAGATAAGGACTTTGAAAAAATACAAAAGGAAACTTATGCTGAATGTACACAATTATTTTTAGATGCAGTGGAGCAAGAAAAAGCATGGGCAGACTACCTATTTAAAGACGGAAGTATAATTGGACTAAATGCTGAGTTGCTTAAACAGTATGTAGAATACATTGCTGGTAAAAGAATGCACGCCGTAGGACAAGAAAAAATATTTAACACAGGCACAAATCCTCTTCCTTGGACCCAAGCATGGATCACAGGTGGAGAAGTACAAGTAGCACCACAAGAGACTGAAATCAGTAGTTATGTTATTGGTGGTACAAAACAAGACGTTGACAAAGAAACCTTCTCAGGCTTCTCGTTATAATATAAATATTCACACACAGAGGAAACACATGTTAGTAAATAAATCTCATACAAAAGGTGACGTTGTCACTATCAAATTAACCAGCGATACAGAAATTATTACACGTTTTATCAGTCAAGATGAAAACGGTATTACTATTGAAAAGCCTATGGCAGTACAAATTACTCAACAAGGATTAGGATTAATGCCATGGTTATTTAGTGCTGATGCATCTAAACAAATTACCATTGCAAATGAAAAAATCTTTTGTACTATGGATACACTAAAGGATCTTGCTGATCAATATCTTGAAGGTACTACTGGTATTAGTTTAGCAAAGGCTTAAATAAGAGACAAGTCTAATCCATTCTGTTCAATTATAGAAGTTTTTTCCTAGTCGCTTAACTCTGTTCTTCCAGGATTATCTGGAAATACACAACAAGGTTGCACATTGTAGAAACTGTTATTTTCTTCACACCATTCTCTACGATAGAATTTACCAGTGCCGTGTTTGTCCCACTCTATAAACAATTTGTTTTCTGGTTGCATAAGTACCGTTATCATATCTTTGCCTATTTGCATATGAGATTCTCGTTGTAAGCGGTCTAAATATCTTCCTTCAAATAAACCATAGGCAGGAAATGCCTCAGTGTATGTTGGATGGTCGATATGCCATTGTTCCATTTCTTGCACACTAGCACCAAGAGGCTCATACACACCAAACCTATCTGAATAAGTTTCACTGATCCATTGTTTTTCAATTTCCCAAGGGTCGTTTTTATCGTATTTGCCCATGTTAGCAACTTCATTGCCGTCAATAATTTTAAGAATATTATCGCCGCCATTGTATGATTTATAAATGATATTGTCTATTTCACAGTATATAAAACCTTCTGCTTGATTATGGGTCCATTCTAGTTTCATATTAGTATTTATTATGATAAATAATATTACTATGTCAAAAGCCGCACTTAATGGAATATCAGTTGCAGGAGGTCCTGCAGTTGCATCAGCAACAAAAACAACTATTGAATCTTTACAGCCTGTAAGAATAGGCGATTCAGTTACAGGGCACGGTGATTCACCGCATAGCAATCCCACAGTTGCAGAAGCCTCATCTAAAGTTAGAATTGAAGGTAAATTTGCTTCAAGAGTAGGAGATGCCGCTTCATGTGGCCATGCATTAGAAAGTGGTGCTAGTAGAACAAACATTGGATAAGTTATTTAATAATGTTTGCGAAATTGATAATCGCGACTACTACAAAGTTAATCTAAATAATATACCCCCTTTTTTATTAGAGTTTGATCAATTTGTTCCTATAGTCAACGAATTGTATACTACTTATAATGACGAAATTATTACATATAGTGGCTCTGATGCTATAATTACTATTGCTGATAAAGACACAGACTATAAAAACTTTGATGACTTATTTGAAAAAGCATACAGAGAAAAACTAGAAGCAAATACATACAATATATTTGTAAGTGGTGGTATTGACAGCACCACATTGTATAACTTGCTTAAAAGCAAGGACATTGCGTTTAAACCCTATTGTATTCGTTATATATCACATGGAATAGTATTCAATGATTATGAAATAAAAAATGTTGCAGATGACGTAAACATTATAGATTTTGATATTGTAGACTTTTTTGACAGTGGTAAATTTTTAGAAACAGCACAAAAATATCACTGCATTACTCCACAGTTTTTACCACTATTAAAAGTATTTGAAAGCATTGATGGCCCAATATTAGAAAATTCATGGCCACCAGATGCTCCCAATATTGGAAATAATATAGAACACATCTCTATAGACTGGATGCCATCACGATATCTTACATATAGATATGCATTAGACATGCGTAATGATAATAGTATTTTTAATTTTTTTAGAAGTCATCATTTTATAGACAAGATAATGGCAGAAAAAAATAGTAGGCAAGAATACAGCAAAACCATGAATAATATAAACTTAGATCAGCGATACAGCATAAAAGCACAGTTATACAAAGATGTGTTTAATGAAGTAGGTGCTGTGACAAATAAATTTACTGGCTTTGAGGCATTAAAAGTGTGGTATGCAGATAAATATATAGGTAACGATCCATACCTACAAGTGTTTGATCAACACTTTAGAGAAGTTTTGAAACAGCGAAATATAGAAAAATTTCAGGATCTTAAAATTATATGCATATTGAAGGAAAAATAAAATGACTGTTAAAACATATCTAGTATCATTCGAACACGAATACATAGACGGTAGTTCCGTTAATTTTGATAAATCAGCAACAGAAACAGCACTCACAAGTGCTGGAGCAACAATAGATGCAAGTTTTGATCATTCCAGAGTTGGCATGTATAAGTTTGATATCGACGATGCTAATACCGGTAATATAACATCTATTCCAGGATATGTATGTTCCGAAAATATCACGGACCAAGCAGATGCTACACTACTAATCAGCGAAGCAACAAGCGAATGGCACAAACAACGAATAGTAACAAGAAACTTGCCACTGAGAACAACATACGATCCAGTTTACACTGGTAACTCAGCAATAGTGTATTTAATGGACAGTGGTGTAGATACAGGACATCCAGAGTTTACTGGAAAAAGTTTTGAGCCTGTTTTTAGTGTTAAAGAATCACCAAGCGATTTTACTGATTTTATAGAAGGCGGTGGCCTATCAACAGATTTTGATACTGCAGACAAACACGGCCATGGAACAGCAATGGCAAGTTTGATCAATGGTGCTACATACGGTGTGGCCGGAGATGCCACAATAGGAATCGTTAAAATTTCCGACCCTTCAGTAGATGATGGTGCTATTAAATTAGAAAATGTATTAAATGCATTTGAGTCAGTTAGACGTCATGTTGGTATTAATAGAATAGATTTTAATACATCTCCAACAGTTTGTATGGCTTGGAGTTTTGCCAAATCACAATTATTAGACAGATATGTTTCTTACTTGTATAATAGAGAAGGAATACTAATGGTTGCCGCGGCAGGTAATAACGGTGCTGATGTTGACGGTTATTCACCAGCAGGTCTTAACGAAATTTTAACAGTAGGCGCAAGTGACAGTTCAGATAATGTACCAACATTTTCAAATGATGCAGGTGCAGTAGTAGAACAGGGTTCAGGACTACAAACAAACGGTGGTGAAGAAGTTGATGTTTTTGCACCAGGTGTAGCAGTTAATATGGCAAGTATTACTAACAGAGTTGAGGTAGGTAACTACACAGGCGTTACTGGGGATGATTTAAAAACAACAGCAAGTGGTACAAGTATCTCATGTGCAATAGTATCAGGTTTAGGAGCCTTAGTTGCAGAAAGATTTGGTACTAGTTTAGCAACTGCACAGTCTATGAAAGAGTTAATTATCGAACAATCATTAACAGGATTACTTTTCCAAGATCCTGCTTTATACAGTGGCACACCAAATAACATTGTGTTTGCAGAAAATGAATATTATGCAACTGTGTGGAATACAGCCGCTGGTAATTTGGGCGACTTTTTACTTACTGATGCAGGAAACGTTAATATCAGTTTAAATGTTGCTAATACTGTAACAGATATTGCAAGTTCGGACTTTGCCGCACTACCACCAGCATTAGAGTTAAGTGGTAATGCATCAGCAGGCTGGAACATTACAGCAAATACAAGTGTAACGGGAAGTATGAGCAATACTACAATTTACAACTTTATTTTAACAGCAACCAAAAATGATAATACAAAATACAACAGACACTTTTCAGTAAGTTTGTTTGGTTCAGAAGGCATTACTGAAGCAGAAAGAGAGTCTGGTACAGAGACTTACTTTATAAACGAAGATGGTACACTCAGTGAAGTTGTTTACGGTGCAGGTAGTTACGGCGGACAACAACAGGAAAAACCATAAAATCAATTTATAATAAAAAGTAGGCTGGGAACAGCCTATTTTTTTGACTGCTCAAAATAAATACTACTGTGGAAACAATTAATATCTCATTTGAAACTATTTGTCATATATGGCAAAAACATTTAT